CCCCGGATCGCCCGAGTGGGAAGCGCTCGACGCGGCGAAGGCCCGCGCTGCGGTGACCGGCTTGACGGCGCTGCGTTCCCTGGTGCAGCACCTGATGGGCCGCGAGGACGCCGAGTCGTTCGCTGGTGAAGGCGACGGCGACGTGTGCGACCTGATGGACGCCTGCGACGCGATCGACTGCGCGCTCGGCATCATGGCGAAGTTCGCTGTCGATGAGCAAGCCGAAGCCGACGAGGCCGGCGACCTGCAGAAGTCCCTCGACGGCGCTGCTGACCTGACAGACCGGCTGATCAAGGCGTCCGTGCAGAAAGCCGGTCGTGTGCTGTCCTCCGCGAACGAGAACGCGATCCAGTCCGCGGTCGACAACCTGCAGAACGTCCTGTCGCAGCTGCAGTCCGCGCCGATGGCAGCCGAAGGCGGCGAGCCGGTGAAGGTCACCAAAGCCGACGGCGACACCCCGGCGATCCCCGACGCGATCGCTGACCTGGTCGCGCAACTCGCGGTCGCCTACCAGACGTGGCACGACTCGGGCACCGTCGCGCCCGGTGTCGCTGACACCGCAGGCGACGCGCCAGCCGACAACACCGCCGCGGCACCCCCGGTCGAACCGGCGCCCGCGCCAGCCGAACCGGTGGAGGACGCGGCAGCGCCGCAGCCGGCCGCGCCCGCGCCGACGGAACCCCCGGCAGCGCACCCCGAAACTCCCGCCGCACCCGCGGCGGATGCAAGCAACGACGACGCACAGACCGCTGTCGCGAAGTCCATCACCGACGCCCTCGAAGCCAAGTACCGCGAGCAGATCGCGGCCTTGGAGAAGCGGCTGGAAGTGGTGGAGGCGACCCCGGTGAACGACGGACCGATGCTCGCTGGGCAAACACCGACCGTGGTTGCCCGAACCGGTCAGGACGCGGCGCCAGCAGGTGCCGACCCGTTGGCGGATCTGCGTAAGGAACTCGAAGCCGAACGCAACCCGATCCGCAAGGCGGAACTGCAGGCGCAGTTGGCGAACACGGCGTGGAAGCTCGCCGCCACCGGCAACGCCCCGCGCATCTGACCGACCCCCAACCAGTAACCGAACCCCGGACCGTGTGACGGCCGGGGGTTTCGTCTTTCCCAGAAAGGGAACTGTCGTGAGTGCAGCAGGCTTTGAGGCCATCACGGCTGAGACGCTGGAAGCGATCAAGAAGGCCCAGACCAACGGCATCACGTTCTCGACCGGTCTGTATGGCTACGATCTTTCCGGCGTCGTCAGCCTCGTCCCCGTCAACACCCCGTTCTTCGAGCGGGTGAAGCGCACCAGCGGTGAAGGTTCGACCGCGGCGCACTGGCGGGCACTGCTCAACATCAACAACCAGCAGCCGTCGCCGTTCGTCGGCGCCGACCAGGGCGGCAACTACATCAAGTTCAGCGAGATGGACGTGCTCGCGCCCTACGTCCCGGTCCGTGTGTCCGGGTACGTGTCGCGTGACTCGATCGACTTCGCGAAGGGCTACGCGGACGCGAAGGCGATCGCCAGCACCGGGACGTTGATGCAGTGGCGCATCCAGGAGAACAAGGGCCTGTTCGGCGGTCAGGCGTTCGCGTTGCCGACCATCGCAACCCCCAGCGTCGTCCAGTCCGACACGGGCGGCACCATCGCTCCGTCGACCGCGGTGAACGTGAAGGTCGCAGCCCGTTCCGGCCTGAACTACTACTGGGGCGGCTCCGGTGTCGCATCCTCGCAGGGTTCGGTCACCACGTCCACCGTCGCCGGCTCGACCCACTCGGCGACCGCTTCGGTGGCCGCGGTCAAGGGCGCTGTCGCCTACGACTGGTTCGTGGCCGGGTTCTACTACACCACGACCGTCGTGAACACGGTGACGATCACCTCGATCCCGACCGCGAACGCGGCCAGCGTGCCGAACCTGCCGGACCTGTTCGCGACCGCGCCGACGTCGGTCCCCGCGTCCGACACGTCGTACACGGCGAACAGCTACAACGGGCTGATCGCGTCGCTCGCGGGTGACTACTCCGCGAACGGCCTGGTCACCCCCGGCTCGGGCACCCCGTCCGGCGCCGTGTTCACCTCCCTCGGCGGCGCCACCCTGACCGCCACCAGCCAAGGTGTCACCGAGATCGACGCCATGCTGCTGTCGCTGTACAACAACGCGCAGCTGTCGCCGACCGCGATGATCATCAACGGTCAGGAAGCGCAGAACATCAAGGGCAAGATCCTGGCGTCGAACCAGGCGGTCATGTACACCACCCCCGACGGCGCGTCCCGTGAGGGCGTCATCGGCGGCGGTTCGGTGGCCGGCTACATCAACGGCGCTTCCGGCGGCGACCGGATCGACATCGTCGTCGACCCGCACCTGCCGCCCGGCCGGATCGTGTTCGTCACCGAACGGATTCCGTACCCGAACTCGGGCATCGCGAACACGTTCGAGGCGCGCTGTCTGCGCGACGTCGGCCAGTTCGACTACGGCCCGGCGCTGGACCCGACCCCCGGCAACAACGGCGGCCCGCGCGACGTGTGGGACGTGTCCTCGGTTGAGTCGTTCATCAACCGGGCGCCCGTCGCCTGCGGCGTGCTGACCGACATCGGCAACGGCTGACCGGTCACGTGAGACGTGCCCGGCGCGAGTCCTCTCCCTTCTCGCGCCGGGCACCCACACAGCATCTGCGGAGGCGTCATGTTCGTTGTGTCCCCGGTCGCCGCGGTGATCGACGCGCACGCCGTGTACCGGCCGAACGGTCGCGGCGTGTTCGACGTCCCCGACCGGCTCGGGCTGCAGTTGTGCGCCACGCACGGCGCGCGGCGCGCCTCGACCGCGGAGGTCGCCTGCGCCTACGTCGACCGGCCGCCGCAGACGGCCCGCGGCAGCGGGTTCGCCGACTTGGACCTGCTGTGATCCTCGTCCCCTACACGCACGCGAAGCTGCGCCCGGAAACGGTCCGCTCGATCAGCGACCACGTCACCGAACCTGTCACGTGGCGCGAGATCGACCCTGCCGACCGCGGCGGCTACCACCGGATACTCGCCGACGCGTGGCGGCAACCCGGCGACCTGATCATCATCGAGCACGACATCGAGATCCGCGCAGGCGTCGTCGAGTCACTGACCGACTGCCGCCAGCCGTGGTGCGGATTCCCTTACGCCATAGGCGAACAACTGCTGGTGTGCCTCGGCTGCACCCGGTTCACCGCCGACCTGAAAGCCGCCCTGCCGGGCCTGCTCGACGACGTCGCAGCGATCGCTGGGGACGGCCTGCCGCCGATGGTGTGGGAACGCCTCGACGTGCGGCTCGCTGGCCGGCTCGAAGCGTACGGGCACCGACGGCACTGGCACGGGCCGCCCGTCACCCACCACCACACCTACATCATCTAGGGGGACGCAATGACACAGCCCGCGATCGCGCCGTACGTCCCCACCTACGCCACCCGCTCCCCGTACATCACCGCCACCGAGTACCTGAACTCGCCGACCGGTGTCGACACGTCGCAGCTGGTGCCCGCGGGCACGGTGGCGCAGAACCAGGCCGCGCTGCAGTCGCAGATCGGGAAAGCGTCGTCTTGGGCGGATTCGCTGTGCGCGCAGGTGTTGTGCGCGACGCTGGACATTCAGGCCGGGCAGTACCGGATGCAGCGCGGCGGGATCATCGCTGTCCCCGTCGACTACACCCCGGTCGTGATGGTGACCGACGTGAAATGGGGCTACCGGCCCGGCGCCCTGCAGGATCTGACGGACCTGACCGATGTGTGGCCGAACGGGAAAGTGGTTGAGATCCCGCTGCTGACCGCGAACACCGTCACCAACCTCACCCCGCCACCCGCGCCGGGCATCCTCGGCCGCACCGGCTACGTGTACGCGCAAGTGTCGTACGTCAACGGCTACGCCAACACGATCCTCGCCGCAGCCGCGACAGCCGGCCAGTCCTCGATCACCGTCGCGTCCGCGTTCGGCCTCGTCCCCGGCCTGCAACTCACCCTGTCCGACGGCGCCGTCACCGAAGGTGTCACCATCGCCTCGGGCTACACCCTGAACTCGACCACCGTGCCGCTCACCGCGCCGCTGCTCAACAACCACGCCGTCGGCACGTCGTTCTCCGCGTTCCCGCTGTCCATCAAACAAGCCGTGATCTCGCTGACGAACGCGTTGATCAAAACCCGCGGGGCCGCCGCGGTGGAGATCGGGTCGATCCACGAAACCCCCGGCAAAGTCGACGACATCGAAGCCGGCGGCATGACCGACCTGGAAATCGCGGTCGACCTGCTCGGCCCGTTCAGGCGGGTCATCTGATGGGCGCCGTGGAGATCCGGGCAGCGATCACCGCGTTCTTCCAGCCACCCGCCGTGCCCGGCCTGGTCGAAATGTACAAGGCGGTCCCGTACTACATCGCCGGGGACCGCTGGCAACTCGCCACGAACCTCGGCACCGCCGCGGTCGGCGCGGTCCACCTCGACCAGCAAGCCGAAACCCGGATCACCGTCGGCGCGCCGGCCGCACCCGGCTTCATCGCGGGCGGCTCGAAACGGGTCGACTGGAAATGCGGCATCGTCGTGTTCTACCAGTTCCTGATCGACCAGAACCCCGGCGTGCCGTCAACGAACGACGAATGGGTCGGACCGCTCGACGACATCCTCGAAGGGATCACCACCCGCATCCGGTCCGACCAGACCCTCGGCACCGGGGCGGGCGGCGTCATCTTCCAAGCCGGTGAGGGGCTGGGCGACATCCGGGTGTCCCGTGACCTGCCGCGCCGGTCCTCGGGGGTGATCATGTCGTGGAACGTCGTCGAGTTCGACGTGACCGAGATCGTGCAGGCATGACATGGCCGGTCGGAAGGTCAGGAAGCACTCGAAGGGGCCGACGCATCGGAAAGTCCGCCGCAGGCACGTCAAACGGCACAAGGTCCGGCGCCGTCGGGTAGTCCACCACCGGGTGCGACGCGCCCGGCTGAAAAGGCTCGGCATCCGCCGCAAGTCGTCAAGCCGGAAGCATAAGACGCGGCGGGCCAGGGCGAAACACGCCCGCCGCGCCCGGAAGCGGCACACGAAGCGGCGCGCTACCCGCAAGCCGAGCAAACGGAAACGGCACCTGCGGCACAAGGCGCGGCACAAGCGGCACCTGCGGCGCACCCACCGGCTGCGGCACAAGGCGCGGAAGAAAGCGAAGCACCGCCGGAAACTGCGGCGCCGCGCCCGGCACAAGCACGCCGCCCGCAGACGGAAAACGGCCCGGCACCACGCCCGGAAACGGAAGCTGCACCGCCGGAAGCTGCGCCGCGCGCAGCGCAAGAAGCGCGCCACCCGCCGACGGCACACGCTGCGGCACCACGCCCGACGCAAGACGCATCGCCGCAAGGCACGCCGCCACGCCGTGCGGCATCACACCAGCACCCGACGCCGCACTTCACGGCACGCCGCGCGTCGCAAACACCGATAAGGAGAACCCCCGATGACGATATTCCGCTATCGGCACGTGTCGGAGTGGCCGCGCGTCTACGACGGCCTGCGGCACGGCATCGAAGCGATCGTGCACCGCCACCACGACCCGGACGCGGGTGAGCCGCCAGCCGCGCCCGTCGAAGGGTCGACGGTGCTGCTGCAGGCCGGCGACGAGATCGAGACGCCGACCGCGCTCGACCACCCGCACCTGCAGCCGGTCAACTCGGCCGCGGTGAAAGCCGCAGCTGGCAAGCCCACCGAGTCGACCGACTCGGGCAGCACACCCAACCAGGACGCCGCAGGCAGCGGTGACCCCGACCCGTCAGGGGAGTCGAAGTGACCACGCTGTTTTATCCCGGCAACCTGCAGTGGTTCGGGATCAAGAAGGAAGTCACGTACGGCACGGCGCAGGCGGTGCCGGACACGTGGATTCCGGTTGACACGCCGAAGTGGAACGCGAAGATCAACCCGCTGGTGGATCAGGCGATGCGCGGTTACATGGGCGCCGACTTCCAGCAGCAGCAGGGAATGCGGTACGACGAGATCACCTACAAGACGTTCATCTACGCGGACACCGTGTACCCGCATTTCTTGTCGATGCTCGGCAACCCCGACACCGTCACCGGCACCACCGCGCCGTACACCCACAAGACGTCCCTGTACAACGGCACCGGCACCGACGCGGCGCAACCCGTGTCGTACACCGGGTTCTTCTTCCACCCGTCCGGGAAGGTCGTCCAAGTCCCCGGCCTGCAGATGGTGTCGCTGAAAATCGACGTCAAGGCCGACGAACTGCCGACCCTGGAAGTGACGTGGAACGGCATGCCCGGCACGTTCATCACCGCACCCGCGAACACGCCCGGCGCGCTCGCGCCGATGCCGGCGTGGACCGCGGCGATCACCGTCGGCGGTGTCGCCATGTCGAAGTACAGCGACGTGTCGTTCGAGTTCAAGCGCGGCACCAAGCCGATCCCGGTCCTCAACGGCACCCAATCACCGCTGGCGATCTACGCGGGCGAGTTGACGGTGGCGGGGTCGTTGGACGCCATCTACCAGGGCACCACCGACACCGACCTGACCAACTTCCTCGCCAACACGCAGCCCTCGCTGAAATGCGTCCTCAACCCGCCCGGCGACGCGGTCCACACGTTCACCGTGCAGTCCTCGGTGATCGCCTACGACTCGACCGACCCGAACGGCACGAACCAGGGCTGGATGACGATCCAGTCCGCGTTCAAGGCGTTGATGAACGCCACCGACGCGCTCGACTCGAAGCAGTCCCCGGCGCAGGCGCAACTCATCAACACCACCGCGACAGCGTTCTAACCCACCACCCAAGGGAGAAACCAGCAATGAGTCACACCATCGACGTGCCGGGCGGCACGGCCACCTTCGTCGACCCGAACAGCGACGAAATGACGCCGCGCCGTACCCGGCCCATCGAAGAAATCACCCTCGAACTCGGCGACGTCCTCGACCGGGTCACCACCGCGCGCACGGTCGCTGTCGCGGCCGAGATCGCCGACGGGAAGACACCGGAACAGGCTGAGGCCGCGGTCGACACCCAGCCGGACCTGATCGGCCCGGACATCGTCCTCGACCGCAGGCAGGCCCGGCTGTTCCGGGAACTGCAGGACGCGATCACGTGGGCGCATCTGCTCGCGTGGGATCTCGACCGGCAGCTGCCCGCGCAACCGGACGACCTGCTGGACCTGCCGAAAGATCTGTACCTCGCGCTGTCCGTGCACGCCGCGAAGCTGTCCAAGGACGCACGCACCGGCAGCAAGTCGTTCGACCTGTCCACCGAGTCGTTGGAGAACCCCGCTTCCCCTACTGGACCCTCAGGCGCATCCGCCGCGCGCTCTGGGGGCAAGGGCCGCTCGAAGACCCGGTAGCGGTCGCCTGGCGTCGTGAGTACGACTACCGCCAGATGCACCCCGGCATGACGCACTGGCAGTACATGGACGAGCCGCACCTGGTGATCACCCGCGAACTGCGGATACACGCGTTGGAGCAGGAACGGAAACAGCAACGCCGCAACCCTGCCTCGGCGCAGCCGGTGATCACGTGACGGGGGTGCGTGGTGGGCTGGATCGGCGTCGACCAAGCGAAAGCCGCGATCATGAAAGTCGCGAACGCCTCCGACAAAGCGACGTACATGATGGTCACGCAGGCGGCGGCGCTGGCTGAGGCGGAAGCCAAACACAACTTCTCCGGGGCGCACGCGAAAGGCGAACCGCACACGGGCGGGAACCGGCCCAACATCGTCACCGGCACGCTGCGCCGCTCGATCCGCGCCGACCCGGTGCGGCGGCTCGGGTTCCAAGAGTGGGGCACCCACGTCGGGCCGCGGGTCATCTACGGCCGGCGCGTCGAACTCGGCTACGACAGGGGCGGGCGCGGTCCGGGGCATCAACGGACCCGCCCGTTCCCGTACTTCGGTCCCGGTGTCGAGTCGGCCCGCGCTCAGTACGCGGCGCTGGTGGTGCGGATCTGGCGGCAGTTCATCTGACAACTGAACAAGGGGGGCGGCCATGGCCGAAGATATCCCGCCGCTGGTGCTCGTACTGCGCGCCAAGGCGAACGAGTTGTTTTCGTCGCTGAAAGAGGTCAACAGCAAGGTCGGCGCGATGGAGGAAAAGACGACCGGCGCGACCGGCCGTTCCGCCCACGCCTACCACCTGCTAGCAACCGCGGGGAAAGCCGCGCTCACCGGCATCATCGGCGCGTCCGTCACCGTCGGTGTCGCGTCGGTGAAGATGGCCGGCGACTTCCAAGAGGCCACCACCCAACTCGTCACAGGCGCGGGTGAGTCGGAGAAGAACATCGACATGGTCCGGTCGGGGCTGCTGAAAATGGCGGGCCAGGTCGGCGTGTCAGCGAACCAACTCGCGCAAGGCATGTACCTGGTGGAGTCGGCCGGGTTCCACGGCGCGCAGGGCCTGCAGGTGATGAAAGCCGCCGCGGAGGGCGCGAAGGTCGGCGCCGCCGACATGGCGTCCGTGTCCGACGGTTTGACGTCAGTCCTGAACGCCTACCACATGTCCGGCGACAAAGCCGTGTCGGTCACGAACCAGCTGATCGCCACCGTCGCCAACGGCAAGATGCACATGGACGACCTGTCCCGCTCCCTCGGAAACGTCGTCCCGATCGCCGCGGTCGCTGGGATCAAGTTCACCGAGGTCGGCGCCGCGATGGCGACGATGACCGGGCAGGGCATGTCGGCGCGCCGCGCGTCCATGAACCTCGCGGGCGTCATCCGCGCCCTCGCGAACCCGTCGGTGGTGGCGCAGAAAGAAATGGAAGCGCTCGGCGTGTCGTCGATCGCGTTGGGGAAGAACTTCGGCAAAACCGGGCTGTCCGGCTCCCTCGACATCCTCGTCAACGCGATCAAAACCCACATGGGGCCGGCTGGGACGGTGCTGGTGCAGCACCTGCAGAAAGCGTCGAAGTCGTCTTCGTCGTTCCAGCAGGCGCTGGCCGCGATGACCCCGACGCAGCAGACCTACATCGCCGCGCTGTCGAAGATGGTCGGCGGCGCGCAGGGCCTGCAGGCGGCGTTGCTGCTGTCCGGCTCGAACGCGCACACGTTCAAGTCGAACATCGCGTCCGTGTCGGAGGCGGCGAAGCACGTGACCGGTGACGTGGAGGGCTGGAAAACGACACAGGCCGACTTCAACACCAAGATCGCGCAGACGCGGGCAGCGGTCGAAGCGATGGGCATCAAACTGGGGATGCTGCTGATCCCGAAGATTGAGCAGGCCGCGCAGGTCGGGCAGAAGTGGGCCGGGTGGCTGCAGAAACACACCGCGGTCGCGTACACCCTCGCAGCTGTCATCGGTGGCGTGCTCGGCGCGGCGATCGCCGCGTACATCGCGCACCTCGCGGTGGCGGCAGCGAACTCGGTCCGCGACTTCGGCGTGATGATCAAGTCGATGGTGAAGTGGGTCGCCGAGAACGCGGCCGGCTTCGCTGAATCGGCTGCGCTGTGGGCGATGTATGCCGCGGAGAACATCGCGAAGGTCGCGACCGTCGTCGCCACGAACGTCGTCGGCGCGGCGACCGCCGCGGCGTCGTGGATCTCGGCGAACGCGGCGATGCTGCTCGCGTCCGGCGGCATCCTGCTCGCGCTGGGTGCCCTCGTCATCGGCGTCCTGTATCTCGCGAAGCACTGGAAACGGGTCTGGTCCGACATCAAACAGTGGGTCAAGGACGGGTTCGAGTTCGTCAAGAAGCACCTGGCGCTGATCGTCACCGTCGCGCTCGGCCCGCTCGGGCTGGCCGCGTTGGAACTGGCGAAGCACTGGAAAACGGTGTGGGCCGACATCAAAGCCGCCCTGACGACGGCGTGGAACTTCATACACAACGTCTTCCAAACCATCATCCACGCCGGCCTGTACCCGATCCGGGAAGAGATCCTGATGCTCCGCGAGATCTGGACGGCGCAGTGGAACGCGATCAGGTTCATCGTGCAGACCGTGTGGGGATTCCTGTCCGGCCTGTTCCGCATGGTCGTCACCGACGGCCTGACCCTGATCATCGCCGGGGTGCAGACGTTGCAGAACGACTGGAACACGGCGTGGGCGGTCGTGAAACAGGTCGTGCAGGACGCGTGGAACTTCGTCAAACCGATCTTCGACTCGATCAGCAGCGCAGCATCCGCTGTCGGGTCGGCGATCTCGGCGGTGTCGGGCGCCGCGCACGCGGTCACCGGGGGAGTCGGCGGCGTCCTGCATCACCTCGGCCTCGCCTCCGGTGGCTGGACGCAAGGCAGTGTCGGGCAGCCGTACCTGGAAGTGATCCACGGCGGCGAATACATGCTGTCGCACGACATGCTCAACGGTCGGCAGCCGATCGACCAGCGGGTTGTGCAAGCGGTCGCCGGCCAGGGCGGCGGCGGGAGCAGGTCCGGTCCGCAGCAGGTGACGGTGAACGCGGTCACGAACGCGTCACCGGGCCGGATCGCGGCCGAACTCGGGTGGGTGCTTCGACTCCACGGCTAACAACTACAGGGACGGGGTGAAACGGTGGCGCTGCAGCCCTACCAGGTGTCCTACAACGGGTTGACGTTCGGTCCGGGCACCGACGTCCAACTGCAGGGCATCACCGGCATCCGGTCGCTGCCGCCGATGCGGACCGGGGACCAGGCGCGGGCCAGGGTCGACGGGTACACCCCCGGCCAGAACCTGCTCGACGAACGCATCATCACCCTGTCGTTCCTCGTGTCGGTCACGTCCGGGTCGTGGGAGACAGCGTTGGCGAACCTCGCCGCCGCGTTCACCCCGTTCGGCGACCCGTCCACCGTCAACCTGTCGTTCGCGCAGTGGCTCGCGACGCCGAGTCAGCCGGGCATGCTGCAATTCCAGCTGCCCGGCTGGACCTACCCGATCGCCGCGTTCGGCCGGCCCACCAAGTACGACCTGCCGATAGACACCGACTACCAGTACCACTACGCCAGGGTCGCTGTCGAAATGACCTGCCCGGACGGGGTGCTGTACGAGAACAGCCTGATCCAATCGACGACGGGTCTGCCGTCGCCGACAGCCGGGTTGACGTTCCCGGTGACGTTCCCGGCATCGTTCGGCGCGTCCACGGGCGGGTCGGTGCAGGTCACCAACTCAGGCAACTACCCGACGTTCCCGGTGATCACCATCCAAGGGCCGTGCACGAACCCGGTCGTGTCGCTCGGGTCGCTGCAACTCGGGGTGGCGATCAGCCTCGGCTCGACCGACAGCCTCGTTATCGACATGCGCGGCGGGTCGGTCACCCTCGACGGGACCGGCCTGCGGAACAACCTGCTGACGTCCGGGTTCACGTTCTTCCCGCTCCCCGCAGGCACCAGCACTGTCGGGTTCTCATCCAGCGACGCGACGCAGGTCACCGGCACGATGACCGTCGCGCTGCTGCCAGCGTTCGCGGCGGTGTGACATGCCCATCATCGAAGCGCCGATCGTCGGCCCGGTCGCGTCGACAGCGCCGACGACGGAGTTCCGGGCAGCGATCTATGACCTTTGCACGAACACGTTCCTGACCACCATCCAGGCCCGCACCCTCACGTTCGGGTCGCGCCTGAACGACGCCGGGCCGTGCTCGTTCAACCTCGCCCTCGCCGACCCGGAGCAGAAACTGCAGCACGCACAGTTCCTGTCCTACGTCGGCGTCGCGCCCGTGAAGATGATCATCGACCTGAACGGTGTCATCGTGTGGGCCGGGGTTCTGTGGACCGCGGACTACGACGCGGAGACAGC